GTAAATGATTACCTAGATAAGATTTCTGTCAAGATCGAGGGCGATATGCTGGAATCTGTTAGTTCGATTAGTTGTAATAACGATAACGAACTAGGAAAGATTATAGCAGAAGCTTATACTAAAGTAGGTAAAGATGGTGTGGTATTAATGGAAGAGTCACCAACTGAAGAAACGTACGTTGAGGTTGTAGATGGTGTACAGATAGATTCAGGACTCACATCCCCACATTTCGTTACTGATAAGGACAAGCAAATTTGTGAGCTTGATAACCCATTAGTATTAATTGTAACATCAGAAATCCCTAACATAAGAAAAATACAAAAAATATTAGAGCACGTTATAAAGAATAAAAGATCATTATTGATTGTTGCTCCAGTAGAACAGCAAGTAAAAGCCGCGCTTCTTATGAATAAGGTGAAGGGTAATATAAAAGTTAATATAGTTGACTTACCAGGCTTTGGTCCCACTAAACAAGATACATGTGAAGATCTCGCTTTCCTTGTTGGCGCTAAAGTTATTAACGAACAATTAGGTGATGATTTAGATTTAATTGATACTAGTTGTTTAGGTGAAGCACACACAGCAATAACTGATGATAAAAACACCGTACTAACTATCGATCCACCAGAAGAGCAATTAAAGGAAAGAATAGAGAGTATAAAAAAGACTATAGATAAATGGGATAAAAACCCGTTTATTCAAAAGAAACATAGGCAAAGGCTAGCGATGTTATCAGGATCGGTTGGAATAGTAAAAGTAGGTGCTAATTCTAAGGTTGAGATGAAGGAGAAGAAAGATAGAGTGGAAGACGCTATTTATGCCACAAAAGCAGCTTTAAAAGAAGGTATAGTTCCAGGAGGTGGTATTGCTTTAATGGATGCTTCTGGAAAAATCAATGCCAAACCTGGCGGAGAACAAATACTACTTAACGCTATTCAAGCTCCTTTTTATACTATATTAGATAATGCTGGCATTGAGTATCCAGATAACACTGATCAGTGGGGTAAAGAAGAAGGTGATGGTGTAGATGTTGTAACCGGCAAAGAGGTTAACATGATTGATTCTGGAATCATCGATCCAGTACTTGTCACCAAATCCGCGCTTAAAAATGCAGTAAGCGTTGTTTCAACTATTATATCTGCAGATTGTGTAATTTCAAACATGAGAATAAATGAACGCAATTAATAATTATATAATAGTAAATAAAATAAAGATAGAACCTAAAAAAGTTGCTGGATTAATCATGACAGACGAGACTGATCAAGATAATAGATATGTAAAAGCAAACATAGTTTCGTGTGGTAATTTAGTAGAAGGATTAAAAGATGGAGACGTTATATACTATGATAAACACGCTGGGCATGGTATATCTTGGAAAGATACATTATATCAAGTAATACGCGACAGAGATGTTGTGCTAGTAGAATAAATATGGAAAAATACTTATATTTCAGAACAGAAGCTACAGATGCTAATGACGACGCGAGAGGTGACTCTGCTTGTTTTCCTGTTTCGTCATTTATGGGCATGCAGCCAGTAGGTGACTCTGAACTAGGATTATATTTTAAATCTATGCGACGTGGCGTTCCATCTGGCAACGAACCAGACGCAGACGCTAGTTTTGATAATCACGATGCTGTCATATTAAATCTTACAACAGCAAATACGCATTTAAAAGCTATGAAGGCTATAACAGAAGCAGCAAATAAATCACATGCTAGCTTGATTGTAGTAGCTAATGATGATTCAGGTGGTACTGAATACTTGTCTGAATCAGGCATTGCATCATGCGGAACTATAAGTGTTAGTCCTGCTTATGCTAACTAAAAACTTATTATATCACTTTTATATGTGATATAATATACTAAGCTATCATTACAACCCGATGGTAGCGACTTAAAACAAATTATTAACTTAAAACAATTAAAAATGGGAAGAGTATTTTTTAATACAAGAAAAAACATAGTAGACGTTGCAGCTGCTAAAGTTTTAAAAGCGAGTGATTCTGGCAGCGTGTTTAATATTAACCAAGCATCTGCATATGAAATTACATTACCTTTAGCATCTACAATTTCAGACGGATGGAATGCAACATTTGTTATAGGAACTGTAGCTGCAAACGCAGTAACAATCGCAAACAATACCGCTGAAGACTTAATAGTTGGTGGTATAGCTGGCGCTGATGGTGGTGCTGCTACTCACGCAGAAACTGCAGTTGATGAAATAGTATTTATTTCTGGAGCAGTACTGGGAGACACGTGCCACGTTTTATTCAACGGTACAAATTTCTGTGTAACTGGTTATGCTGCTGATGTAGCACATATTACAGTATCATAGTAAATCAATAGATTAAACCTAAACCAAAAACCTAAAACCTAAAACTTAAAAACAAAAACAAATTATTAATCAAAAAAACTAAAAAAAATGAGAAAGTATTTTTATTTTAGAACTGAGGCTGATGAAGACGATGACGATGATATCGCAAGATCAGTAATGTTTCCTGTAGATAACTTAATGGGCATGTATCCTACAAGTAACACTGCATTAACTCTTACGTTTAAACCGTTATTACCGGTTATGGCCGATGGACAAGATGGAGCTGTTATCAACAACGATACAATTATCTTAAACATTAGTTCTAATCAAGCTAAAGAAGTTATGATGGCTATAGCACGAGCTGCTAACGCAACAGGTCCTCAATATAACGATGGAGTGATAGTTGTAGCTGACGACGCTACTACTGATTACGACGGCACTACTAAAGACGCTATTTATTTAGATAGCAACATTACTTCATGTGGAGCAATAGCAATTGCTGCTGTGGTATCTTAATAGTTAACTATTGAGATTAACCGCGCAAGATTTGCGTGAAATGAATATCCTTAAGTATTACAGGCTCACTAGAAAGTGGGTCTGT